GTTTTAATAACGAACATAACCTTCAAATAGTGGGGTGATTAGTTTGGCTGCAGCTAAAACAAAAAAGAAAGTCGCTGTAAAACAGCAAAAGAACAGCGATAAAAAGAATGTACATTTGGTAAAACACCAATGGAAAAAAGGACAATCAGGTAATCCTAATGGCAGACCTAAATCAGGATTTGCCTTAAACGAATATATCACCGAATTGGCTAATGTAGAATTAGAAGATAAAAAGACTATGTTAGAAGCTGTTGTAGGTAAAGTATATGAAGAAGCATTAGATGGTAATATGACTGCAATTAGCTTTCTTGCAGATAGAGTATTAGGAAAAGCAAGTCAAAGTATTGCAGTAAGAGATGCTACAGATGAACCAATTAAAGTATTTGACATAGATGGACTGGACGATTGATGCCACAAGGAAGTCAATCCTTAATGACAATACACGATACAAAATCTTATCTTGTGGAAGAAGGTGGGGGAAGTCTTACTTCTCTATTTTATTTTTGCTATCACAACCTTTTAAAGCTAATGAAAGAAGGTGGATTGTTTTTCCAACATATAGACAAGCTAAGATGGTATCTTGGTCAATACTCAAAGACATCTTTGCACATAAAGAAGTCAGTATCAATGAAACTGAATTATCTATTACACTTAACAATGGAGCAAAGGTTGAACTCAAAGGAGCAGACAAACCTGATTCACTTAGAGGAGTATCTACAACAATGGTAGTATTAGATGAGTACAGTTATATGAAAGAGAATGTTTGGGGAGAAATTATACAGCCGACTTTAGCAGAAACTAAAGGTTCGGCTTTATTTGTAGGGACTCCCACTGGTGTACAAAATCATTTTTACGATTTATTTGTTAAAGGACAATCACAAAATAGTGATTATAAGTCTTGGCAGTTTACTACCTTAGATGGTGGTTTTATTTCTGAAGAAGAAATAGAGAATGCGAAAAAGAATTTAGATAAGAGAACTTTTGAGCAAGAATATCTTGCAAGTTTTCTTACTGCTGCAAATAGAGCAGCATACAATTTCAGTAGAGATATACATTGTAGAGTCATGGAGAAATCTCCAAGAATGTTTTGGGGAATTGACTTTGGAGTAGCATCATATATGACTGCCCTATTAATGTGTGAAAATACTGCTGGAGAATTATATGTGTTTGATGAGATTGGATTACAGAACTCTAATACCTTTGAATTAGCTAAGTTAATGCAGTTAAAAGGTAGAGGTTTACCAGTATATCCTGACCCTGCAGGGAAAGCAAGAACCAGTAATAGCACCAAGTCAGACCATAAGATATTGCAAGAAGCTGGGTTTACTGTGATTGCTAAGAAAGCAAATCCAACTCAGAAGGATAGATTGAATGCCTTAAATAAAATGTTAGAAGATGCTACTGGTAAGCATAGACTATTTATCAATCCTAAGTGTAAAAACACAATTAGAGATTTAGAATTATGTACTATGGAAAATGGGCAAATATTAAAAACAGAAACCTTATCACACTTCTTAGATGCTTTATGTTATCCAGTTGATTACAGATATGGCTTTAAAGGACAGGCAAAGACAATACAATGGTAATGTTTTTATTAGGAATGAGTGTTGGAATTATTGTTAGCATGATAGGTGCTATGGTATGGGGATACCGATTAAGTATAAGAGAAGAAGAACAAAACAAAGAACTCATCAAGGAGTTCGCAGACAAGTATATAGATAATATGCAGTCTGATGAGATGAAATTTTATAAAAGGTATGAAACATGATAATTTATAATTTAACAGAAAGAATGTTGCATGAACTTCTTATGGAAACCATAGAAGAAGGACACAACAAAGAAATGGAAGAAAGAGAAAGATTGTTAGACTACTATGAAGGCATCAATCTTGAACATGACATTAAAGGATATTTTGATAGTGACAGTTTATCACAAATCCCACCAATGTATATTAATCTTGTAAGAAACATCATAAGTCGTAGAGCATTGGTATATCAACAAGCTCCAGTACGATATAACGATAAGTACAATGATGTCATTGGGGACTTAGATTCGTTTATGAAACAATTTGAGCAGCTTACTTACTTGTTAGGTACAGAAGCACTCTATACACATTGGGACGATGTAAACAAGAAACTAAAATATAGACCAATCCACTTTTTTACACCATTCTTTAAACCAAACGAAGATGAACCTTTTGCTATTATGTATCAGGCAGAATCACATTTACAAGCACGAACAGAAGATGCACAGTATATGTTTTGGTCAAAAGATACTGACGATATGGAAGGGAAACACTTTATGATTAGCAGTAGAGGTAAGATTACTTCTATTGTTCCTGATGATAGAAATCCTTATGGAGATATATTACCATTTAATATGGCACATAGACACCCATTTACAAGAGATTTCTTTAGAGAAGGGGCATCAGACTTAGTAGATGGTATGAGAAGTATTAACATTATGCTAACTGAACTTGCATTACATGGACGATTCCAATTAGGACAACCAGTCTTTACTGGATTAGATACTGAACAACGAATCCAAATGGGACAAGACAAAGCATTAGTATTACCTGAAGGTGCGAACTTTAATTATGCAACACCCAATGCAAATGTTCAAGCAATGATTGAATCAACCAAGTATATGGTAGATAGTATTGCACAATCCAACAATGTTAGAATTAACTGGACTGACAAGAGTCAAGAATCAGGACTATCTAAGAAAATGGGACAAATGGACTTACAAGATGCACTACGAAGTGACACAGAACAAATTTATAGACCATTTGAGAAAGAACAATTTGAAATTGCTAAAAGAATCTGTGAAGTATCAGGTGGTATCAATCTTGGTGACCAATTCAGTATAGATTTTGCTGAAAGAGAAGTGCCTATGAGTACCGATGAAGAAATCAAATACTATTCTTGGGCATTCCAAAATGATTTAGAAACAAGACAATCTTATCTAAGAAAGAAAAATCCTGACTTACAGGAAGAAGAAATACAAGGCATTGTGGAACAGATAGATGCAGAACAACCACAAGCACAAGAAGAAACATTAATAGACCAAATCATTAAAGCACAACAATAATGGCTGAATTAGACTTCTATCAAAAAGACATGGAGAAAATCCAAAAGAAACTTCTTAGCAAGATTACGAAAGTTCTTGCTGGATTAGAAGTGTTAGATGATGCAGGGTTGGCACAAGCATTTCAACAGATTGACTTTGTAGATGATTTAAACAGATTAGGATTTCCTGCATTACTTAAAAAAGTAAAAGGAAGTTATGATAAAAAAGTAGTAAAAAGTTTTGATGTTTTAACTGCTACACAAAGAACGAAGCAAACAGTAACAGCAGTTCAAGCAATAGAGATATTGGCAATACTTGATTTAAACACTATCTCATCAGGAGTAACACGATATGCTAATGAATTAAAGACTGCTATGTTTCGTGGATTACTAACTGGGCAAAGTTCTGCAAGTATTATGGAAGGACTTACAGCAACCTATGGAGTAGGTAAAGTATTAAGCAGTAAACAACAAGTAGCATTATTAAATGATAGCTTTGCACGATTTGCAAGAACGACTACTGCAAAGTTATTTGAAGATGTACCTGAACAGAAGTTTGAATATGCAGGACCGAATGATGAAGTAACACGAGATGTATGTGTAGCAACATTAGAAATGCAAGGCGAAGGTATGACAATGGCAGAAATAGAAGCAGAATCACCTGTAAGTTTTGCAGATGGTGGTGGATTTAATTGCAGACATGAATGGATACCAGTATAATGAAAGCATCTGACATAGCAAACTTTACTAAGACTAATTATGGTCAATTAGCATCTCATGCAAGAGGATTGATTGTTAAAGACATGAACGATGGTGTGATGCAGAATGGTATCAAGAAATATAAGTCAAAAGATTATGCAGCAAAGAAAGCAACTGGTGCATTAGGAAAATTTAGAAAGAGTGATAGAGTAACCATGTTATTAAGTGGTGAAACAGCAAGAAGAATAAGACCTGAGGGTAAAAAAGATAGAGCAACCTTAGTATATGAAAGAGGAACTATCGTACAAGCCAATGAAGATAGAGGGTATGTTATTGCAGATTTAAGTGGTAAGAATAGAGATAAGTCTGCATTATTTTTGCAAAGAATTGTTGATAGGAATGTAAAGAAATATGAAAGCAAACCTATCAAGATTAAAATAGGTAAATAAAACAGGAGGGCAGAATGTCCGAAGAAAATGTAAAAGTAGAAGAACAAGCAGTAGCAGAAACTCCTACACAGGAAAATACTGATGCAAAATCAGAAGTAGGTAATTTAATTGCAGAAAGCAAGAAATACAGACAAAGAAGCCAAGCAGCAGAAGCTGAGTTGAATGAACTCAAAGAAAACCTTAAACTTCAAGAACAAAAACAGCTTGAAGAAAAAGAGGAGTTTAAATCTTTGTATGAAAAGATGAAGGAAGAAAACTCACAGTTAAAACCTGTAGTAGAACAATTCCAAATTCAAGAAAAACAAAGACGAGAACATCTGCTGTCCCAACTTTCAGATGACGAACAAGAAATCTATGTAGACCTGCCAACAATGAAGTTGGAAAAGCACATTGAAAGATTGGGGAATAAAAAAGTGCAAATATCTGATGCCAAAGAGGTTACTTCAAGTGGAAAGTTTGCTGGTAATAGCAAATGGTCTGATTTGTCAGAAAAAGACAGACAGGAAGCAAAGAAGAATCCTAAACTTTGGAAACAGATAGTAGATGGCTATAGAAATTAAAACCTTAAAAGGAGAGTAATAAAATGGCTGATGGAAATGTAACAACAACTACAGCTGCTAATTTTATACCTGAGATGTGGAGAGATGCTATCCTTGACTACGCAGAAAGAAAATTCGTTCTTCGTAATCAAGTATCTGACTTCTCAAGTATGTTAGCTGAGGGTGGAGACATTCTAAATATCCCTAAAGTAGCAGAAGATACTGCTGCTGCTAAGTCTGCAGGAACTGCAGTAACTTATCAAAATAACACAGATGGTGTAATTCAACTTTCAGTTGACCAACATCACTACGAAGCTAAAAGAATCGAGGACATCGTAAGAGTTCAAGAATCTGCTGACCTATTTGGTGCTTATGCCAAATCAATGGGTTATGCTTTAGCTAAAAAAGTAGAGAATTATCTTGCAGTAGATGTATTACAAGCTGCTACAGGTAATGATACTGCTTTAAGTTCTGACAATGTATTTACAACTGCATTAATTAGAACTGGTTTACAGAAACTGCTTGATGCAGGATTTGATTACACAGATGGCGAACACTACTTATATTGTTCACCTGCTTCTTATATGTCTTTACTATCATTAGGCGACTTTACAGATGCTAATGTTAGAGGAGATGGAGCAGCCCCAAATGCACAAGGTAAAATTATGTCAGCTTATGGCTTGAATGTTTTCCCTTCTACTGATTGGGACGATGATGGTGGTTCAGGCGATGAAACTGCAACTATCTTCAACAGAAATAGTGTTTACTTTGCACAACAAGTAGCTCCAAGAGTTCAAAGTTCCTATAATAACATGGGCATTGCATAGGCGATTATGCAAGTTAGCACCGAGAAATTAAACTGGAAACCTAACCCTTTAAATAAGGTATGGCAATCAGACACCGAAGGCAGAAACTCAAAAGTCTGTCAGGGGCAACGAATAGAGAATGAACCTGCAATGCAGAATATAACTTCTCCACGAGTTCTCGGCAACTCATCTAATGAGTTGATGATTTATTCTGAACTATATTGAAAGATATAGAAGTAGTGGATAAAGAGCCATTACGATAACAAATTTGATGACATTGACCACTTGGCAACTTCTGTTGTAGCTGATGTACTATTTGGTGCAGCATTATCTCATGCTGCTAATTCAACATCATTAGGTGTTGTGAATTTCACAAATCCATAATTTGGATAAGTGAAAATCGGTTCAATATGGGGCTAATTTCGGTTAGCCCTATATTACCATTAAATAAGAATTTGAAGGAGATTTAAATGCCATTATACGAATATAAATGCGATTGTGGAAAAGAATTTGAGGTACATCAACCTATAAATGATGAAAAATACAAAGATTGTTCAGAAGTTGGATATTTCAAGTGTGATAAACCCAACAAACTAAAAAGACTTATTGGCAAACCTGCCATATTTTCAGATGACATCGGTAGAGGTCATAAACGAATGAAAGATAAAGATTTATATAAGGAATTAGACATTGAGTAGTAATACAAATATAGGAAATACACCTGTAAATCAGGGTTATGTTCAGCTAATTCATACTGGAGAAACTGGAGGAATAGATGGTACACTTCGTACTTTGTATGATGGAGATGGGACTGCATCAGATTTACAGATTGCTTCTAACAAAGTTAAAATATCTACTGAATTATTTATTGGTTCAGATACTTTACAAGAATATATACAAGACACAGTTGGTGCTATGTTGGTTACCAATGCAAGTCATACTAATCTATCTGCTGCTTATGACGATGCAGGTGATGGTGCTATTGACTTAACAGCATCAGGAGATGTAACTCTAAGTAATTCAGTAACCTTATCAAACAAAACTTTAGCTGCCCCAACCTTAACTGGTACAA